GAGACCGTTCGAGCCGCCTTTCTCCTGCCGCCACTCGCCCAGTCCGACGCTGAAGCCAGCGCGGGCAAGGAGGTTGAGCAGGTTCTCCTGGTCGAAGATCTGGTCGTCGAAGGCCATCGAGAACTCCATCACCCACGGCCAGAACTCCGCGCGATAGCGAATGTCCGGATCGCGGGTCATCCCCGAAAGCCGAACCATGTCCTCGCGCATCTGTGGCGCATTGGGCGAGAAGATCTCGCCTAGCTCGTGCGGCGACTGAAGGTCTGCGAAGACACCGATCTGGAACCCGCGCCGACCAGTCACCGAAACGTTGCGGTAGATCTGCGCCCGCGCCGCCCCAGGAAGATCTGCGGTCACCGTCGCCATCGCTTCCTTGATCGCGACTACGGGGAATCCGTAGTTGCCGTCCTCGAAGCGATACATCGACTGGATGAAGTCCTCGTACGGATCCTTGATGAACCGGTCGAGGGGCTTCCCCATGTGCTTCGCCAGCATCATCAGCTTGGCCTTGTGCGACCAGGCGTGGACGATCAGTGGCGTGTCCCCGACGATTGCGATCTTCATCGCCGTTCGCCGCAGCGCGGCGATCTTGATGCTGTCGTTCGTGGGGGTGGGCTGCTTGGACGTCTTGGCTTTAGCCATGACTAGACTCCTTACGAATGCGCCGAGATTCCTCACGGCTTGGATCCGCAGCAAAACGCCGCGGATGCGTGCTTTATAGGCTAGTTCTTCAAGAAAGTAAAGCGCGAAATGGTGCGCCGCTTTCGAGTTCCGATAAAGCCCATTGCGCCCAGGACATTCCGACCAGGGCCGGCATCGGATCCGGCCCCACCGGTTCGTCGATCGGCCCCAGCGCCCGGGCGCCGCGGCAGATCCAGAAGGGGGCTTCCACGTAGACCGGGATCCCACGGATCAGAGCTTGAACGCCGGCACCCGAGGACCAGATCACGACCGCCCAGCAGTTCTCCAGGTCTCGGGCGAGCGGGACTTTGGGCGCATCGTTCCCCGGATGCCGGCGAACCCTGACTTCCCGCTTCGTCTGCTTGCGGAGCCGTTCGGCGGTCCGGTCGGCCCAGTCCGGCGGCATCACCGCCGGCGCGACGCCGAAGGACCGGTTCGGGCAGACCAGGACATGCCCGTCGCCCCGCTCGTTCGTCAAGCTGACCCCGAGGGCTTCCCACCGCTCGGGGCCGCCGACCGGCCAGGTGCCCCGGCCGTTGTGCCATCCGCGCGCGAGCGCGTAGTAGTGATGGGGTTCGGGACCGCCGGGGTGGACGTCGAACTTCGGCGCCGTCCCGCCGCGGCCGAGATAGCCGTTCTCCGCCACCAAGACCGTCCCGCCCTCCCGCTCGAACCGCTCGGCGTGCCCGTTCCCGGCCCCGTAGCGGTTCCAGATCACGAGCAGGTCGCCCTTTCGCCCCGGCCCGACCAGGTCGTCGACGACCATGTACCCGCACGCCCGGAGCCCCTTGTGGAACGCCTCGCGGCGGTACCACGGCGCCTCACGGACGAGGCAGTACGCTTTCAAGGTCCACCGCCTCGAAGAAGTCCAGCGCCGACCCGGGGGTGGCGTTCAGGATCCTCGGCCGCCGTTTCTCGGCCGCGAGCATGCGGTAGCGCCCCCGGATCATTTCGTAGGGCGGGCAGGTCTTGTCCGGGTGCTCGCCGAAGAAGTGGTGCTGCTTCTCGATCGCCCGGCAGTCGTAGCCCACCAGGATGATCGGATCCCCGCCCGCGAGCGCCGCGACGTTCAGGGCTTGGTAGCCCGAATTGGAGCCAGTCACCACCGCCCGCGGGTCCTCGCTCAGAAGCCTTCCCTCGGTCCGGTCGATCATGAGCTGGTGAACGTCCGTCGGGTAGTCCTTGCCCTTCATCCAGAGCGAGCACTTCTGGCCGGCGAACTCCGCCCACCGCTTGCGCTGCTCCTCGGCCGTGAAGCCCGGCTTCTCGTACCCGTGGGTCTGCCACTTGAACCACTTCTCGTCGGCGAAGTAGACGATCTTCGCGAACGGCGCCCAGAGGTAAGCATCGTTCACAGCCACCGCCGGCACCCCAGAAGCCTCGACCAGCGCGCACTGCTCGCGCGTGAGCGACGGCCCCGTGGCGATGCATACGACCGGCCCCGACCACGCCCGCTCCACACGGGAGAGCCCGCCGTCCTCACGTACTAGCACCATCAGTATAAAAAGGCCGGGACGTGAGGCCCGGCAAAAGGCCATCCGGGCAAGGAGGAGGAGCCCCGAATGGTCAAACGAAGAACCGGTCGAACCGGAATGGGTCCAGCAGCGCGTCGACGTGATCGCGCGGCATCTCGTGAACCGCTCGAGGCGCCATCGCCCCGGGCGCGCAGAACCAGCTCTCGATCCGCTGCTGCATCCAGAGGAGCAACTGCGCCGGCATCTGCGAGCTCGTCGCATACCCGCAAGTGAACCCGATCCGCACCGCCCCGGTCTGCTCCCGCACGTCCGGCCACGGCTCGCCGTAGAGCGGCGTCACCCGGGCGGGCATCGCCTCGGCGTTCAGGAGCCAGGCGTCCGGGCTTCCCGCAAGGGTCTGCGCGACCCCCGTCGAGTCGATATAGCTGATGTAGTTCAGCGTCACCAGCGGCGGGTAGGGGATCTCGAGCGGGTTGTCGTCCGTCGGCAGGCGGTTGATCCGCCACTCCAGCGTCTGCCGGAGGAGGGCCATGCCGGTCAGGAACTCCGCCCGCTCCCGCGCGGCCTTCGAGATCATCAGCAGCTTCCAGTCCTGGGAGGTGTCGTCCGCGTCCAGGAGCGACCACTGCCTCGCTTCCTCGAGCGTGACCGGCTCCGAGGTCGCCGCCGTAAGGACCGTGATGTTCGGCCGAAGCGAGGGCATCTAGACCGCCACGGGCTTGCGCGCCGGAGGATCTTCGGACCGCGCCGCCTTGCCCGGTTCGCCCTTCTTCACCGCGAGCTGCCAGTCCGGGCACCCGCCGCCGGGCTGCACGTTCGTGTCCTTCAGGGCGTGCCAGACTGACCCGCCCCACGTCACCATGTCGCCGGCGAAGTAGTCCCCGGCCTTGAACACCCCACGGTAAATCACCGCCTTGGTGCGAATCTCGGTCGCCTCGAAGTCCCCGTTCGAGAGGACGATCGTCCGTCGGATCAGCCGACCGTCGTCGAAGACTTCCTCGCCGACCCGGTGGATCCCGTTCAGGACGCAGGTCCACCCCGCGTCGATCGGATCGAGCTCGGGGTCGAAGGGATCGGTCGCCCGCTGGGAGCAGAAAAGCCCGCCTCGGTAGGCCGCCCACGTCCCACGGGGATAGGTTCGTGTGCAGTCGATGCCGTCCAGCGGCACGACCGCCGCCGCATCCTTGCCAGGGAGGCCGTCCTCGCCATCCCGGCCGTCGCGCCCGTCCTTGCCATCACGACCGTTCTCCCCTTTCTCCCCGCGCTCGCCGGGGGCGCCGTCCTTACCGTCCCACCCGTTTGTTCCGTCCTTGCCGGGCGCACCCGTCGGGCCGACTAGCCCCTCCGGGCCGCGTTCACCGCGTTCCCCCGCTTCGCCCTTCTCGCCCGGGTCGCCCTTCTCGCCGCGCTCGCCAGGCAGTCCGTCGGCACCGGCCGCGCCGGGAAGTCCAGGTTCTCCGGGATCACCCTTTTCCCCCTTCTCTCCACGGTCGCCTTTCTCGCCCTTCGGTGGCAGGGCGATCGTCGCGATCCGCTCCTCGACCTTCAGCGCGATCTGGTTCTCGGCCTGCGAGACGTACCGCTTGACCGCCTGGACGATCGACTCCGCAAGGCGTTCTAGGCGTTGCATTCGAGCCCTTCCTGGACGAGGCGCAGGAGGTACGCCGCCTGGATCTCGTCCATGTCCTCTTCCTCCTCGGCTTCGGGTTCAGGCGCCTCCGGGGCGGGCGCAGGGGCGGCCGTGCCGAAGGGATCCTCGCGGGCGTCGCGCTTGGCGAGCGCCGCGAGCGAGTAGTTCTGCTGCTGGAGGTAGGGGCTTTCGCCCCCAGCGACCGGCGGGAAGTTTTCAGACCTGCGAGCTTCGTTCGGGGCCAGCACCCCGGCTTTTACCCCGCGCTCGAGCCGCTCGAACCGTGCCAAGGGATCGAGCCGCAAGAGCTCGTCGACGTCGAACATGGTGTAGACCCCGCGCGGCAGCCTCAAGCCTTCGTCCATCAGGGACTCGATCGCCTGGATGTACGGGTGCAGGCAGGTGTCGTAATACTCCTGCTTCATAGCGGGGTCGACCTTCACGTCCTTCTGCGCCGCGATCTTGTAGAGCGGCACGAGGAACGCCGTGGCGACGTCTTCCTTCGTCCAGCCGAGCTGCTCGATCAACTGCGCCTGCTCCGGCGGCATGGTGAAGGGCTCGAACTTCAGTCCGTCGCCGCTCACCAGCAGGCGGCCGATATTCTGGCCGGCGAAGGCGGTCTCGAACTGCTCCTTCAGCCGGGCAGCCGTGGAGTCGTCGATCTTCCCCGGCGCGGTCAACTGCCCCGAGGGGCGGCTCATGTTCTCGAAGAACCGCGAGCTCTGGACCTGGATCTGCCGGCCCTGCGTCGACGAAAGAGCGCAGGCGTAGAGAGGAGGTACCCCGACCAGCGGGTGGAAGAGGCACTTCGCCCGGTCGTGCATCACCTCCGAGCCCGGGAACGGCGGCACCGCCGTCGGGATCCCGGCCAGGCGGTCCTCCATCAACTGGTAGAAGACCTCCCCGTCCGGCGCGATCAGCGGCTGGACGCGATTCGGGTCCATCACGTACTGCGCGACCACCAGCCCGCGGGCGTCGCGCTCCTTGAAGACGTAGGTGTTGCCGAATATCACCTTCGAGAGCAGCCATTGCTCGATGAACTGCTGCGTCGTCTGGTACCTGTTCGGCTTACGCAGCACCGGCGAGAAGGCGGGAGACTCGAACTCCTCGAGCGTCCCGTCCGCGCGCTCGCGCATCAGCCGGATCCGCAGCTTCGCGATATCGCCGGAGATCAGCGCCGAGCAGGCATAGACCGCGGAGAACGCAAGAGCGGTCTTCGTGTCGTTCATCTGAAGGTTGCGCTGCCACATCCCGCCGAATGCCTCGGTGATCAACCCGAGAGGCGTCCCGATCTGGAACGCCGGCTGGATGGGCGTGACGCGGTTCAGGTCCGTCTGCTTCGTGAACGGAACCCGGACGCCGAAGATCCTCATCGCTCGGCCGTCATCACCCGCGTGCGGTACTTCTTCCGCTTGACCGGGGTCTCGCCAAGGGGCTTCGCCCGCCCGGCGACCTCGAGCACTCGGACGTCCTGCTCCTCGGCGTCGAACTCCTCGCCCGCCTTCAGGGCTTTGCCCCAGTACGGGAAATCGACCTTCGCAACCATTCGGCGCCGCATCGCTCGCTCCTGAAAGAAAACCCCGGCCCACCGCGGGCCGGGGGAACTACGGGTGCGACTTAGACGTACGCCGCGCCGCGGATGAACTGGCAGGCTTGCGAGCGCGCCTTCGTCCAGTTCACGTGCCGGACCGCCTTGATCGCGATCGACTCGGTCTGGAACATCGAAACGACCGAGGTGTTCGTCGACGTCGCCGTCGACTTCATGGTCGTCGCGTCGTCCATGTGGACCGAGACCTGGTCGCTCGCTTCCACCGTCGCGGTGCCCTCGTCGGCGAGGAACACTTCGCGCGGCTGGAGCAGGATCAGCATCTTGTCCCAGTCCGGCGAGCCTGAGGTATCCGCCACCTGCGTCGTGAACACCTGCCGCCCGAGCAGCGTCCCGCCGGTCGGGGTCATCCCCGGGAACTGCGGGTTGCCGAGTGAGGTGACCATCAGCGCGAGGCTTTCGGCGAGCTGTTCGGTCATGATCACGACCGCTCCCTCGAGCGAGATGTTCGCCGAGTAGAACGACGTGGTCAGGTTCTTCCAGTCCGCCTTGAACGCCGCGTAGTCGGTGCCCGACGCCGACACGGCCGTGGCCGCGTAGGTGAGCGAGGCCGGCTTGATGTTCGTCTGCCCGCCGTTGTTCGGGTCGATCAGCGCGGTGTCCGCCGTCTCCTGGCATTCCCTCGCCAGGTCGTCGCGAATCATCGCCTCGGCCGACGGCGTCGAGAGCATCGCGAGCTCCTTCGTGATCACCGAAAGACCGGCGACCTTCGTGATGCCCAGCGACACGCTCGAGGTCGCCGCCGCGCTCGGCGTGATCGCCGAACCCTGCCCGACCCAGTAGCCCGTCGTCCCGGAGGTCATGCTGCCCACCCGGATGTTGAACGGCACGCTCCGCCAGCCGGCGATCCGTCCGAGCAGCGTCCGCGGACGCAGGAACTCGATAAACTCCGTCGCGATATTCTGCGCATATGCGAGTTCCGCCGCCCAGGTGGCGGTCGTCGAATCGCCCGCGTTGACCGCGGTCTTCAGCGCGATCTCGACCTCGGGGGCGGTGTCCATCCACCGGCGCTCGGACTTGTAGATCTGGTCCGGCCCCATCAGGCGGCCTTCGCGCTGGAGGTACTTCGCCCGCGCGAGCGCCATCGCCATGCGCGCGAACTTCACGCCCGGCTCGAGCTTCGACTCCACGCGCACGCCGCTCATGGCGGGAGCGCGCGGGGAAGCGGAAGGCTCGGGAACGGCCGGCACGGCGACCGCGGCTTTGACGTTCAGCTCGTCGGCGATCTTCAGCCGCGCGAGATGCCCGTCGATCTCCTTGACCTCGGCCTGCAGCGCGTCGAACTCCTGCTGCTCTTCCTCGTTCATCGTCTCGCCCCGCGAGCCCGAGGACTCGACGAGGGTCTGCATCTTCGCGGCGTTCGCCGCACGACGCGCCTCGAACGCGCCGATCTGCTCACGGATGGTCTTCATGCTCTTGCCTTTCGTCTTGACGGTTGAGCCGGCAGCGCCCGGCGGTTGCTTCGCGGGCACCGGCTCGGGGTCCATCTCCGCGCGCAGCGCCGCGCTCAGGACTCCCTGGTCGATGCTCTTGATGGTTGCGATCGACGCCTCGGCGTTCGCCGGGATCGTGACCGCGGAAAGCTCCAGCCATTCCCAGGCCATGAAGCGCATCGCGCCCCACGGCTCGGCCGGGTCCAGCGCCTCGGCTTCCTTCGGGCGGAACCCGATCGAGAAGCCCCGAACCAGTCCGGACTTGATCGACTGCCACGCCTCGTCCAGACGATCCCGAAGCGTCCCCGCCTCCTCGATCCGGACGAGCTTCGCGGTGACCGCGATCCCGTCCTTCGTGACCTTCGCGGCCGTCACGTGCCCGATCGGCTGGCCCGAGTCGTGCTGCCAGAGAAGAGGGAGCGGCAGCTTGAACTGCGCCCCCTTCGGCTCGACGACGTCCCCCACCCGATCGGGCGTCGGCGTCGTGGCGATCCCCTCAAGGATGCGTCGCTCCTCGTCGAAGTTCTTGACCTCGAAGGTCGAGTAGGCTCGCTTCAGGTCCATGCGGTATCCCCTTAGAAAACGAACATCTGGTATTCGGGTGTCTCGGTCAGTTTGCCGATACGGCCTGCGGCCATGACTGCTGCGACGACGCCATCGACTCGCCCGGCCGACTTCACCTTGCTCACCTTCCGATTGCCTGCCGGGTCGCCTTCTGTCACGGCGTTGCCGATGCAGAAGTTCATCAACGGGTTGCCGTCGTGGCGGAGTTTGTCCTCAAGGATCATCCGCTCGAACTCGTCCACCGCAGGCGCCATATCCTTGAAGCCTTGCCCATGAGGGACGAGCGGCAGTTCAATTCCCTCGTCCTCGCAGATTCGCAGGAAGTCTTCGATCCGCCAGCGGTCAAACGCGATTTGCTGAAGGTCATACTTCGACTGGACTTCCGCGCACCGTCTAGCCACTGCGAGCTTGTTGATAGCGCGGCCCGGTAAGGCTTCGACGTGCCCCGCCTTCACCCATTCCCGCAGAGCAAGCAACCGATCGCCCTTGATCCGTTCTTCGATCCGGTCACCTGGGATCCAGAAGTACGGGACCAACCGCCAATAGGGATCGGATTCCGTCGGTTCGAAAAGCAGAACCAGGGCAGTCAAATCCTGCGTGCTCGAGAGATCAAGACCGGCCCAACAGCGGCGACCGATTAGAAGCGCGCGATCGAAGTCTTCGCGGCAGCTCTCCCAGATCTCGCGGGTTAACCACGGATCGGCAGATTCAACCCATTGGCAGAAAGAAAGACGACGAACGACGCTCTCCTTCCCTGGAATGCCTCTCGCTTGTCCGACCTGGTCACGTAGATATTGATAACCCGGCAATCCGTATTCCAGCGATGGATTCGCCTTCGGCCAGCACGACTCGTCGATCATAGGATCGTCGCCATCGTCAAGCGCGCAGACGTAGGAAAATAGCGAATCCGACTCCTTGATCTTGACCGGGTCGGTTTCGTACAGGAGAGATATTGAGAACTCGTGGTATCCGTGACAGACGACGCTCTCGTTCGTCCCAGAGTTCGTGATCATGAACAGAAGCGGCTGTCGGCGCCACTTCTGCCCGGCCTTGAGCATCTCCACCATGTAGTTGTTGCGGTGCTCGTGGATCTCGTCGAGCAGCGCAATGTGCGGGCGCGGCCCGCTTTGAGAATCGTCTGCAGAGATCGGCCGGAACCACGAACCGCTCGCGCGATAGGAAAGATTCCAGACGTTCTCGCCGCGACCGGCCTTGCCAATGCGCTCCCCGAGTTCTGGGGACTGATCCACCATCGCGACGGCGTCTCGGAATAGGACTTGCGCCTGGTCCTTTTTCGTCGCCGCGGCGTATATCTCGGCGCGCTGCTCGCCATCAGCGGTTAGCCCATAGAGACCGATCCCGGCAGCTAACGGCGACTTGCCTGATCCTTTTCCGGTTTCAATGTACGCTGACCGGAATCGCCTCGACCCGTTCTCGGTCTCCCACCCGAAGATGCTACCGACGACGAAAGCCTGCCACGGTAGCAGGTGGAAAGGCTTGCCTTCCCAGTCCCCGCCATTGAGCCGGAGAACGTCATGGAAGTACCCGATCGCCCGGAGCGCCTTCTGAATGTTCCACATGAAACAATCGCGCCGCTCGAGGTCGCGAAGATGTCGCCGACATGCCGCGCGGACGTGCGGCCCCGACGCGATCTTGCCCGCTAGAACCGCCTCGACATAGGCGAGGACCGGATCAGGTGAAGTAGTCGGTTTTGCCGTCTTTGCCAGGTTTGCGGGACGAGGAACCGATCCGCGTCCGGCCGCTCGGTGTCATTCCGAGCTCCGCCGCGAGGGTCCGCATCTGCGAAATTCGAGCCGCCTGCATCCCGTGCGGATCCTTGCGGAACTCCGTTGCCAAGCAACACCAAACCGCCAATGTCTCGGAGTCAACCCTACCGAGCCACGGGAGTAACGGGGCGGTCTCCTCCCAGATCCGTTTCGGGATACCTTTCAACCACTTGGGGATAGTCAAACCGCCTTCTGCAGCCGGCCCCGGCGCATGTCCGGCAGAGGTACCGTCTATCACCCTGAGTTCAAAGGGTTTTGGCTTCGGCCCGCGATTCATCCTTGAATTTTAATCCGAATTTCTGAATAGGAGCAGTCATGGGCGTCAACTACGACCGCCGCAAGCAGGTCGTGCGCGCCGTGGAGGATATGCTCGGCGGCTCGCTGCGCGGCAAGACCGTGGGCCTGCTGGGCCTGGCCTTCAAGCCCAACACCGACGACATGCGCGAC